ACCGCAGCAAGTCAAAGTGACGGAAGCGCTTGAGGAATGGCGTATGGCGCGACAGGACGTCTTTGACAACACCACGAAGATTTCCGAGGAAAACGTCGCGCGATGGAAGAGGCTTTCGGATGCTGAGCATTCCTTGATGGATGTGGCTCGCGCTGCGTCATCCCCGCTCACGCGCCCACAGAGCAAGGGAGACCAATGATGCACAGGGACACATGGGCAGCTGCCGCGTGCATCGTGCTGTGGTTTGGCAGCATGACTTGGGGAATTGGTTTCATCGCGAGGTACGTCTGCCCAGCATAAAAAATAAGGCATAACCGGGGCAGAACGTTGACCGCTTTTTCCCGGTATGCAACTTAGGTTGCTGTGACTACCTAAGTTCCAAGAAGAAAACCACTCACACCGAACTGATGGACACGCGGGTCCCTGATGATGATTCCAGCAAATACCCAATTCGTACTAACCGCCCCTCTAGACCACATTCCGGCCGGGGCAACCGGACAGCTAACGCGCTTGGATAGCTACCATGTTGCGCTAGCCTTCGACCACCATGAGGCCCTTGTGTTCGACGTTGAGGACACTGACGATCAAGTCTGGGCAGCTATCACGCCAGTAGTTAACCCGAGCATGACTGACCCCCCGCTCTTCCAAGTGATCTTGTGCTCTCTCACGTCGCTGATTGTCACTACGCCGCTTGCTATGCTGTTCGTGTACTTCACCGGGGCCGGGGCGGTCCTAACGTTTGCCTTAGGTATCGCTTGGAAGGCTACGCGCTACGGCTGGCGAGGAGCGCTACCTTTGGCCGTAGCTTCGCTTGTAGTTGACCAGTACCTTATTCCGACGCCTGACCATCTTACCCTGTTCCCCTCAACCCCGATTGAATGGTACGCTTTTGCAAGCCTTTTCTTCCTAGCCTTTCTACGCGACCTTGGACTGAAACGAATATTCACACCCTGATACCCTAACAAGTTGTAATTGGAGTTCCGCTATGGCACATACTAACGGAGACTATCTGAAAGCACTGCATTTAGGAGGTAACATGGCGGCAAATATCCCAGTTGGGTACAAGTCACACTTGTCGGACGAAGTGCGGCAGGCAGCCAAAGCCCTACGCTTGGCACTGGAGCCGTTCGTATCGCTAAACCCGACAATACCCGCCAGCTACATCATTAGCTTTCTCGCGGTCGCCGAAAAGGAAGGGCGGCCGGTCAACGAGTACGCTAGCGAAGTAGGGATGCATAAGGCGATCATGACACGCCACCTGTTGGATTTAGGAGAGAGGGACCGTCGCGGCAACGAGGGCATGAACATCGTTGAACAGCGCCGCGACAAGAAAGACCTTAGAATTAATCGATCCTTTATCAATGAGAAGGGCGCGGCTTTGCTTTCTAAAGTTAGGCGCGCCTGGGAACTTAGTCGCTAAGGGTAATAGCTAGCCATCATGCAAAACATTGACCAGTTATGGCTTGTGCTGGGTGGGTTGGCCCTAGGTTTCCTGCTCGGCGCATTTCTCAAAAAGGTTAGCTAACGGCAATAGCTGCACTAACGCGCGAGGCTCAAATGGCATACGTTGACAAGAAGGGCGGCAAGCCCACCGGCTCCTTTGTGGGCGAGTGGCCCAAGGGAAATAAGAAGCGCCGCTTCAAGACCATGCAGGAAGCCAAGGACTACGAAGCCTTCACGAAGCTGTTCGGCCGCGAGCCTCCCACGATTGACGAGGGCGGGCCTGCTGCGGGCGAGCTAACGTTTAGGCAGGTAGCAGAGCAGGCTAAGGCAGCGGGAGGCCCCAAGGGTAAATGGAAGAAGACCGACGACGACCTGATGCAGCGGCTGGACTACTGCTGCGAGGCCATTGGGGACTTGGGGATCAGCCGCGTGACCCGTGGGGCCCTGAAGCAGATCACTGAGACCCTAGCTACGCGCAAGACACCCAAGGGCAAGCGCGGGCCCGATAAGGCCCGAGGCCACATGAGCAACGCGCGCATGAACCGGTACCTCTCGGCGGCATCGGGTGTCCTGACGTGGGCGGTCAATGAAGAGGTCATCGAGACCAAACCGAGCGTCCCGTGGCTAAACGAGACGGACGACAGGCGCTACCGGGACATCCTGAAGGTGGAGGAGGACGAGGTGGTACTAGGTATCATTGAGGCCGACGGCAACCACGTAGAGGCCCAATGCCTCGACTGCATCATGCAGACCGGGCTGAGGCAGGGGGAGCTACAGAAGCTTGCCCCCGAGCAGATCACCATAGAACCAATTGAGGACGATACGGGAACGCTTGTTCCCTTTGGTGTGCTCCATTTGAAGCGGGGGCAGACCAAGAACAAAAGGTCTCGCCCTGTAATCTTTTCGCCCGAATTAGCTAAGTTTGTCAGGGCCCTGATCGCTACAGGAAGTCTGCCAACTGCTGACCGATTGCTAACTATCTTCCAATCCGCATGTAAACGCGCGGGGATAGAAGGGAACCTCGTTGTCCACTCGCTGCGACATGCACGCAATACGCGTCTCCGAAAAGCTGGCGTACCAAAGAAAATTCGTAAGGAAATGCTGGGACATATCAGCGACGAGGCTAACGAGATTTACGACCACGTAGACCTTGAGGATCAACTGGAAGCTGTGAAAATGGCTGAGGAGTACGCGGGGAAAAGGCTGAAAAGGGCCAAACAGGCCCCCTCGCAAGTCATTGATTTTGCTGAGGATGGTGCCGGCTCCCGGGATCGAACCGAGGACCTTCGGTTTACAAAACCTAATGTGTAACTATTACCATTGACAACCTATTTGCAAATCGCCTAGAGACTGTGTCCTGATAGGTTGTTTTAGGTACATATCCAATAAAACCAACCACTTACGCCGCAAACATGCTCACGTACTACAGCAACGAAGGGGAATAGATGGAACAGATGCAAGTAGCTGAAGCTAGGGAATACCAGCTTGCCGCCGCATCCCTGAAGAAGCGAGACAAGCGACAAGCCGCCAGCTTCAGCAAAGGATCGACTACCGGAGCAATGGCCCTTAGTGGCCGGCAGTTGCCCCGGCTAACTGAGTACCTGACAGAGAAGTGGAAGACCTACTGCCGAGCGGATGCCCCCGAGTTCAATCTTGAGAGGATGCTGCGGCAGCTGGAGCCCGAGGTTGTAGCTCTAGTGTGTTTGCAGAGCGGCATGCACGTAGTTGCCACACAGCCCAAAAAGCAAGTGAAGGCGTTCAGGCTGTTCGCGGACAACCTTGAAGCCGAGTGCTTCAGCGCGGGGTTGACGGTCGAGAACCAACGCCTAGCCAAGCGGGCGGCAAAATGGGCAACCGAGAAGCACTCCAATCAGAAGATGCGACAGGCGGCGGCCCGCGCTGTAGCTAAGAAGGCAGGGTTTAGCCGCGAAGAGTGGTCTGATGAGGACCGTATTATTGCAGGTACGTGGTGCGCCAATCTGCTCACGCAGGGGCTCCCTGACGTATTCCATTGGGAAGAGTTCACCGAATGGAACAAGTCTCTCGGCATCCCCGAGAAGTACCGGGTGCTCACTGTGTCGGAAGAGGCTCATGGCTTCATGGCTGAGGCGATCAAGGACATGATCCTTCGGCGCCCGGTGTGGCTGCCGAGGCTGACCCCTCCCGCGCCATGGGTTAGCTATAAGCAGCGCCCCTCCGACGACACCCGCGTGCGCCAATCGGTAGCGCTGATCAAGGCGCACAACAACGACCAGATTGCAGAGATCAAGAAGGCGATAGCTGATGGCACGATGGCGCCCGCGCTCAAGGGCATCAACACGCTGCAAGCCGTGCCCTTCCAGATCAACACTTGGCTGTTGGACGTGATGGATCAGGTGCAGGCTAACGGCCTTGTGGTCCCCGGGTTCACCGTGCCCGATAAACTTGAGGTCCCCGCGAAGCTCACAGAGGAGCAGTGGAACGCGCTAGGACAAGACGAGCGCAAGCTGGCTAGCGAGGAGCGCTACTCTGCGCAGAAGCTCAACCGGCAGCGGCACAGCGACTTGACGCTGTTGGCTCTGGACATGGCCGAGGCGCACAGGTTGGCCGAGGTACCCGAGTTCTACATGGGCATGACGATGGACTTTAGGGGCCGCGTGTATCCGTTACCGCGCTTCAATTTCCAGCGGGGCGATCATGTGCGGAGCCTGTTTCTGTTTAGGAACGGGCTTCCGATTGGCGAAAAGGGTACACATTGGCTACGAGTACATGTTGCCAACTGTTGGGCCCAGAAGGCTCCCGGCGAGGATACCGGGCTCGACAAGAAACCAATAGCTGAGAGGGTACAATGGACGAAGGACAACGAAGAGACCCTGCGGGGGTACGTTACGTCACCGCTGACCAACTTAGGATGGAGCAAAGCCGACAGCCCGTTCCTGTTCCTTGCGGCTGCACGCGAATTAATGACTGCTATCAGCGAGGGGGCGGACCATCCGTGTCATCTACCTGTCAGCTTCGACGGGTCTTGCTCAGGACTCCAGCACATGGCCGGGGCAACGCTGGCTGAGGAAGGCCGCTTCGTGAACCTAACGGACAACGAAGTCCCGCAGGACATCTACGCCATTGTGGCTAAGGTCGCGCGCCGTATGGTCGAGGAGGACGCAGCGGGCCAGGACGAAAAGAAGCGCAAGTTTGCTCAGCTGTTCCTTAGCTACAAAGGCGGCAAGGGTATCGACAGGAAGCTGTTGAAGCGCTCGACCATGACGTTCTGCTATAGCTCTGAGGCTAACGGTATGGGCGATCAGTTCTTTGAGGACCTGATGACCCCACTGCAAGCCGATGCCGTGCGCAACAAGACGCCTCACCACTTCGGGACCGTCAAGGAGCAGGCGGCTGCGGCTCGCTACATGGGCCGCGTGGCCTATGCGGCGATCACTGATGTGGTGCGGAAGCCTGCGGAGGCCATGGACTTCCTCAAGGCTCTCGCGGGCGTTATGGCGCACGAGGGGAAGCCGGTTAGCTGGGTGACACCGGCAGGCATCCCTTGCATCAACCGCTACCACGAGACCAAAACGAAGAGGCTTAGCCTGTGGCTGCACAATGAGCGTCTACAGGTGTACGTGGCCACGGGAACGGAAGCACCTCTCTTGAAACGGAAGTGCCAGCAGTCGATAGCGCCGAATTGGGTGCATTCGATGGACGCGGCCCATTTGCTCCTGACAGCGGGGGCGTGCGCCGACGAAGGCATTACGGACATCGTTACTGTCCATGACTCATTTGGTTGCCTTCCGGCACATGCTGGCAGGTTCAATCAAATCATTCGGGAGCAGTTTGTGTTGATGTATCAGAGGGATGACCTTCTAACATGCTCACGTACTACAGCAAGCGCTCAGTTGTCAGAAGCAAACCAACGGCGACTACCACCGCTTCCGACCAAAGGCCAGCTGGAGTTGAGTGAAGTCCTGCGGGCGAAGTATGCCTTTGCCTGAATAGTCACACATAGGGAACCATTACCATGAGCAACACTTCCACCGACACCTTCGAACGCATCGCGGAAGACACGATGGACCTCCTGATCAAGGCGCTGGCTGCCCTGTCTGCTGAGGACGAGAAGGAACGGCTGATGCTGAAACTCCTCATCTCGCTTGGCGCGTCGGATATCTGCAATCGAGCTATCGCTCTCGTATGAGCATCGCAGCCAACGTCGAGGAGATAATCCGCCTCGACCATCTGCTTGAGGAGATAGCTGGGCAACCGGTTGTCTCCCTTGCGGACCTGAATGAGTGGCGTTGGCTGAAGCAGCAGCGCCGCTATCAGGTGCGAGCCATCCGTAACTACACCCCTCCATCATCGAGCATCAGATGACGAACGACGACGTTTTCGAATTGACTGACGAGTTCGGCGCCACGCTGCGCCTTCAGCCTATCAACAGCACCGCCGTTATCACCGTGTCAGACGAGACCACCGCAGCTATCACGCTCAGCTATGAGCAGGCGCGCGCTCTCGCTAACGCACTCGTTGATGCGGGGTTCTGAAGTCCCGCACTAGCGGGCAAGTTAGATGGGCGGGGTAAATCCCCGTCCTTAGACTGATCGATACTAGGACTACAATTTCCATAATGGCACGAATTAATAAGTCGCTCCCCGTGGGCACCGCAGTGTTCCCCAAGCTCGACAAGGTTGACGTTTATCAGCCGGTGGACCAGTTCGGTAAGCCGAAGGGCGATCCCAAGCGGACGTGGAATACCCAGATCAAATTTAGTGACGAGGACCACCGCGAGGTCGATGCGCTGCTTAAGCAGTGGGTTGCTGATGCTGGCCTGAAGTCAGTAGCTAACTGGCCTTGGAAGACCAGCAAGAAGACCGGCGAAGTTACGCTGAAGGTCGAGAGCAAAGAAGCCAAGAAGCCGGGCATGTATGACAGCCAGAACGGGCCGCTCCCCGCTGGCACCGTCATCACAGGCGGCTCTCAGATCAAGGTCAACGTTCAGCCCTACGTTTATACGGGTCTCGGAGGCGGCATCAAGCTCTACCTCAACGCCGTTCAGGTGATGGAGTTGGCGCAGGGTGCAGGCGTTAGCCCGTTCGAGGCAGTTGAGGGTGGCTATGTGGCTCCCAAGGAGACCTCAGAGGACAAGTCGCCCTTCGATCCGTCAGAGGCCAACACCGACGACGAGGAAGCTTTCTAAGTGACCAAGAAGCCTGCGCTGGCGCGTAGGTATCGGTCAGGTCTCGAAGAGAAGCTTGCAGAGCAGTTGGAAGGGGCCGGGATTAGCTACGAGTACGAGTCCGAAAAGATTCCGTACACAGTCCCGGCCCGCGAGGCAAAGTATCTGCCCGACTTTCCGATTACCGGAACCAACATCTACCTCGAAGCTAAGGGCCATTGGGGCGGCGGCAAGTTCGGAGGCATCAGGCAAGCTAGCGCAGAACAGCGCCAGAAAATGCTGTTGCTGAAAGAGCAGCACCCCGGCCTTGATATTCGCGTCGTGTACGAACGCGCCAGTACCAAAATCTATCCCGGCAGTCCGACCACCAACGCCATGTGGGCTGAAACCCATGGGTTCAAGTGGGCCGACAAAGGGACCATTCCGCAAGAGTGGATTGACGAAATCAAACTTCAACAGAAGAGGAAGAAGACATGACGAACTCGCAGTTTTTCCGCTCCGTCAGCCTGTCCCCGCAGCAGAGGACCATCCTTGGCCATCTGGCTTCCGGGCGATCCATCTCCACCATGGAGAGCAATATCGTCTACAAAATCGGCCGCCTCTCTGACGTGATCCTGAAGCTCCGTCGCAAGGGCTTCAACGTGACGACCGATGTTCGGAAGGACAACACCGGTACCACGTACAGTCGCTATTCGCTGGCCGCCTAATTGGAGCGCATGACTATGTTCTCCAAGATCAAAGCGTTCTTCGTCGGCGTCGAGCACGATATTGAAGCCATCATCTCCGACTTCACCAGCACCGTCACCAAGCTGGAAGCAGCTGCGGTAGCCAAGGCGAAGGAGGCAGAGAGCCACCTAGCCGCCGCTACGTACTCGTCGCATCTCAGCGCCGTAGCGTCCAGCGCCTCCGAGAAGGCCACCGCTGTAGCTGAGAAGATCAAGGCGCTGGTTGCTTAATGGCATGGCTCAATTCTGGGCCTTGCGATAAGTGTAACTCAAGCGATGCCCGGGCTCATTATGATGATGGGTCCGGGTATTGTTTTGCGTGTGAGACTTACTTCAAGGCGGACGGCGAAGAGACAGAGGTAGCTACCGGCGATTGGCGCCGAGGCGACTACCTCGCGATGAACTCACGGGCGCTCAAGGAAGAGACGCTCCGAAAGGCAGGCTACCAGTACGACCGCTCCACCAAGACCCACATCATGAACGTGCGGGACAGCGGCGGCAAACTGATCGCACAGAAGTTCAGGACGCCCGAGAGCAAGGGCTCTTGGATCGGGGACGCAAAGGACCCTCCCATTTACCTTAGCTGGCTGTGGCCATCGAAGGGCCGGAGCGTGCTGCTGACAGAGGGCGAGATAGACGCGCTTTCCTATTGGCAATCTTGGGACTGCAAGTATCCCGTGGGCTCGCTGCCGAATGGCACCGGCTCCGTGCGCAAGGCGATCCTGAAGCACTATGAGCAGCTGTGCGCCTTCGAGAGCATCTACCTCAGCTTCGATAACGACGAGCCAGGACAAAAAGCCCTTGAGCTAGCTTGCCAGCTATTGCCCGTCGGCAAGGTCAAAATCGTTCGGCTACCCGAGGACTGCAAGGACGCCAACGAGTGTCTGATGAAGCACGGGCCGCAAGCCCTTGTGCGCGCCTACTATGACGCGAAGGAATACAGGCCCGATGGCATCCGCGAGGGACGCGAGTTCACCAAGGAGCGGCTGAAGAAGAAGCGGCGCGCAGGGTTCAAGCTGCCGTGGCCGAAGCTAGACGAAATGTGGATGGGGCTCCGAGATGGAGAAGTCACGACAATTGCCGCAGGCAGCGGTATCGGCAAGTCAACTATCGCAAGGCACATTGCCTACCACCTCCGCACCGAGCACAAGCTCAAAATCGGAAACATCTACCTTGAGGAAGACAACGATACCAGTGTGTCCGCTTACGTCGCACTGCATCAGGGTGTTCCCCTAAAGAACGTCTTAGCTAATCCAGAGTCCATCAGTGACGAGGATTGGGACGCAGCGCTAGCCGCTGTGGTCTGGGACGGGATGCTCTTCTACGACCACTTCGGATCGCTGGAGAGTGAGCGGCTGCTGACCATGATGCGTTTCATGGCCGCGAGTGGCTGCCGGTTCATTGTGCTTGATCACATCAGCATCGTTCACAGCGGCACCGAGACCAACGACGAACGCAAAGACATCGATATCCTGATGACCAAGCTAGCTAGCTTCGTCAAGGAGACCGGTGTGGGCGTGATTGCCGTTGTCCATCTGAAGCGGGGCAAGAACTACAATGAAGGTGACGCTATTTCTCTCACTGATATGCGCGGATCAGCGTCTATTGAACAGCTATCTTTCAACGTCCTTGGCCTCGAACGGGACCAGCAAGACAACGATCAGAAGCTATTCGCGCAAATGCGGTCGCTCAAATGTCGCATCACCGGAGAGACCGGGGAAGCGGACAGACTCAAATGGAATGTAAAGAGAGGACAGTATGAAGTTGCAGGACCTGAGTGCTTCGATCCCGCAGGAGCAGCGGCAGACGATGACTCGCCGTTCTAACGTTGCCGCATGGCACGGGGAACAGGCGGTGAAGGCGTATCGCCGTAAAGATATGGTTGCCTATGTGCGCCATGTGGCGATTGCGGACCATCTGTGGAGTACGTGGGGATGACCGAGTATGTGTATCCGCAAGATGTGAGGGCGCACGACGAGGACGGGACCTACCTGTACCAAGAGAACGGTATGACCCTGCGGGACTACTTCGCTGGGCAGGCTCTGGTGGGGATCGCTCAGCGGGGGCAGTACACCAACACGGTAGCAGCCGCGATTGCCTACGAGTACGCAGATGCCCTCATGAAAGCGAGGGGTAGTGACTAGGCTCCTATTCGACATCGAGACGGACGGCCTTCTCTACGTAGCTTCCAAAGTCCACTGCATCGGCATCGTTGACGTTGATACAGGCGTCGAGAGCAGCTACGGCCCCGCCGAGCTTCATAAGGCCACCGTGAGGCTGATGGCTGCTGACGAGCTTATCGGCCACAACATCAAAGCGTTCGACATCCCGGCCCTAAAGAAGCTCATGGCCTTCACGCCCAAGGCGGGCCAGAAGGTAACCGATACGCTCATTGTGTCCCGGCTGGTGTACCCGGCGCTGAAGGCCGACGATGCCCTCAATGACAAGGTGCCCGCAGAGTACAAGGGCAAGCATTCGCTGGGCTCGTGGGGCCACCGGCTAGGTGAGCACAAAGGCGACTATGCGGAGGTCAAGCGGGCTGAGGCTGTCGCGTTGGGTTACACCGACGAGGTAGCTATTCAGCGGTTCATCTGGGCCGAGTTCTCGACCGATATGCTCGACTACATGATGCAGGACGTTCGCTTGAATTTCTTGCTCTACAAGAAGCTCAACCCGGACCAGTACGCACCGAAGGCCATCCAGCTAGAGCACCGCATAGCTGGGCTCTGCGAGCACATTGAGGAATCCGGCTTCCCTTTTGACTTCGCCGCCGCAGGGCGGCTCCACGTCGAGCTGCTGGAGAAGCAGTACCAGCTAGAGCAGAGACTGAAGGCTGAGTTTGGATCGTGGGAGCAACCTATCTCCCCTGACCCAGCTAAGGCTTGGTTCGTCCCCAAGAAGGACGACGCAAAGCGCGGGTACAAGAAGGGCGTCGGCTTCATCAAAATGAAGACCGTCGAGTTCAACCCCGGATCGCGGGCCCACATCGCCAAGGTGCTCAAGGAGCGCGGGTGGAAGCCCACCAAGTTCACGGACGGCGGAAGCCCTCTGTTGGACGAGGAGACCATTGAGGGCGCCGTAGCTAAGTTTCCAGAGCTACACGGCGTTGGTGAGTATCTGATGCTCACTAAGCGCCTCTCGCAGCTGACCGGCTCCAAGCAGAGCCTCATGGCAGCAGTGCGGGACGACGGAAGGATACATGGCCGCATCAACCCTATGGGGACCATCACGGGGCGGGCCGCCCACTACTCACCAAACTTGGCTCAAGTCCCGTCAGCTAAGAAACTCTACGGAACAGACTTCCGGCGCCTGTTCAAGGTGCCCGCTGGCTACAAGCTGGTGGGGGCCGATATGCAGGGCTTGGAGTTGCGTGGCCTAGCCCACTATCTCTCATACTTCGACGGAGGGGCCTATGGCCGCACGCTTCTTGAAGGCGACCCACATTGGGCTGCTGTTATCGCTCTTGGTTTGCTTCCTCCGGGGACGGCCCGAGATAAGCACAACAAGCTACACATCATCCTTAGAGAAGAATGCGCCAAGGTGTTCGTCTATGCCACAGTCTACGGCGGCGGCGACCTCCAAGCTGGGACTATCATTCACGAAGCTCTCCTGAATGCCCGCAACAATGCGGGGCCTGCGGGGGCAGCTGTCTACAGTGAGTTCTTTGGCTACGAGTTGGCGCCTAGCGAAGCCACCCTTAGACGGGTTGGCGGTAAGGCTAGACGCGGGTTCGCAGCTGGTATCGAAGGGTACGAGGCTCTCCAAGCGCAGCTGAAGGAGCGTGTAGCTAAGCGGGGTGCGGTTAAGGGCCTTGACGGGCGCCTGATCCCGCTGCGCAAGGACTACGCGGCGTTCTCAACGCTCAATCAGAATGCGGGCGCCATTCTCTGCAAGGAGTGGGGCTGCAACGCATTTGACGAGATGGCAGGGATGATCCTGCCGGGGCGTGACTTCTTTGTGTGTGCTTGGGTTCACGACGAATACCAAGTAGCAGCAAAGGAAGAGTTTGCCGACTTCGTTGGCGAGACGCTCGTAGCTACCGCACAGAAGGCGGGCGAACCCTACGACTTCCGCATCCGTCTCGATAGCGAATACAGCATTGGGGATAGCTGGGCGGATACCCACTAATGGAACGCCTGCACAGGCTCCTACAAACCATCTTCGAACGCCCCTTAGCCATCCAGAGCAACACGGCCCGCCGAGACGCGGACGTTGTAGCTATGGCTGCGTCTATGGGGCTCATCACAACAGAAATTACCCCTCACACGTTCGGCCGAGATTGGCGCGTTACGAGCACGGGGTTGGTACTTCTAAACGAGGGAAACAATGCAATATCTCATTCTGTCGAAGGATCAGGCGAAGGCGCTGGTTGCTGAGGTTGAGGCTCTGGCCGAGGAAGCCTTTCAGGCGGGCGTCAAGGTTGGGCGCGGTGACGTAGCTCAGCTGTCGGACGAACAGGAAGCGGATGCCTACGACGCAGGCTACGATGACGGCAAAGCCTCCGGCTACGACGAAGGCTACAACCACGGAGCCGCTGATAGCTACGACGATGGCTACGAGGACGGAAAGGCCGAGGGTGAACTTCGCGCCGCTGAGGCCGCAGCCTACGGTGATGCCTTCGAGGAACAGCCCCGCATCCATCAGTGGACCGAGGGCACGCGGTTCTTCGACTGATGGACGGTTATCATGAGTACGCGGGTGGCCAATTCGATGTGCAGGCTACCCGCGTGGACAACAAGGTAACGCTCAGCTTCTACCGGAACGGCGTGCTGCTTATGCAGGCCGATACGACCCGCGAGGGGGCTATGGGCATCGTGCAGCGTATTCTGGGGGTGCTCTCATGACCACCCTGCTGATCGACGGCGACGAGTACCTCTTCAGAGCGTGTGTAGCTAACGAGCTGGACATTCGCTGGGACGAGCACAACCACGTCCTACAGGCCAATGAGGAGGCGTGTTGGTCTGACTTCGCTGGCTCTATCGACAAGCTGGCGCAGCGCTTCCACACGCAGGACATCAAGCTCTGCTTCTCAGGCACCTACGACACGCCGAACTTCCGGCTAGCTATCGATCCTTCCTACAAGGCGAGCCGACAGGAGAAGCGCAAGCCTCTCTGTTACGCCGCGCTGCGTAGCGAGGCCGACGACACCTATAGCACCCAAGCATTCCCGGGCCTTGAGGCCGATGACGTGATGGGCATCCTAGCTACCAAGCCGGGAGCTAACTGCATCATCGTCAGCCAGGACAAAGACATGAAGACGTTGCCCGCCAAGATTTGGACGGGGGACGAACTTCTGACCATCAGTCAGGAAGAGGCCGACTACTGGCACATGTTCCAGACGCTGACCGGGGATGCCGTGGACGGCTTCAAGGGCTGTCCGGGTATGGGGCCCGTTGGAGCACAGAAGCTGCTGGGTGAGGCCATGGCGACCGAAGACGGCATGTGGCCCTACGTGGTCAAGGCTTTCGAGAAGAAGCAGCTGACCGCTGACGACGCAATCCGCAACGCCCGCTTGGCCCGCATTCTCCGCTGGGACGATTGGGACAAGAAGAAAAAGGTACCGATCCTATGGACGCCGGGCGCGAGCTAATTGAGCGACTGAAGCGCGCAGTGTTTGGGCTGTGCGTCGAAGGCGAGACGCCGACTATCGTAATTGCGCTCACAGCCGCAGAGCGCGCCTTGATAATCAATGCTTTGGAGAGACAATGACACTCTATCTCGACCTCGACGGGGTCTTAGCTGACTTCGACCGGAGGGCTGGGTACCGCATGGATACCGACAACATCTACAAGTACGAGTTCGTTTGGGGCACAGGGAAGTTCTGGGACAAGATCAACGAGGACCCGGAGTTCTTCCTCAACCTCGGGCCGACGCCGGACTGTTACGACTTGCTGGAGGCTGTTGGCCACCTTAATCCAATCATCCTGACCGCGCTCCCGAGCAGCAACAGCGATGGTGTTGACCGGCAGAAGCGCGCATGGGTGAAGCAGCACCTTGGGGGCTACGAAGTCATTACCTGCCTTACCAAGGACAAGCCGAACTACTGCAAGCCCGGGGATATCCTGATCGATGACCGCGCGGTCAATCGAGATGCATGGATAGCTAAGGGCGGCATCTACATCATTCACACGACAGCCGCGCGCTCCATTGGGGCGCTTCAGGCATTGGGGATTATCGACTGATGATCTACGAGGCAAAGAAGGGCGACAAGGTACGTTGCATTGAAAGCTACGAAGGGGGCTCCTTTTCCGAAGGAACGATTTACAAGCTGCGCGAGGACTTCAACAGCACTGACCCGTTTGCTACTGTCCGCGTGACTAAGGACGACCTGGGCTCGAAAACCAACGGTTGGGGCCAGAGTTTCTTTGAGCTTGTGCAGCGGGACACCGTCCCAGCTAAGCCGCTGGTCCGCACGTTCTCCACCGGTGCCACCCGTGACACCGACGAGAACAAGCTGGACTTCGAAGGCTTCCTCTCGCCGCTCGTTCTGGAAGAGTTTGCCAAGTACATGCACGGCAAGCGCAAGATGCCTGACGGCTCCATGCGTGACAGTGACAACTGGCAGAAGGGCATTCCGCTCGATGCCTACATGAAGAGCATGTTCCGGCATTTCTTCGCGGTCTGGAAGAGCCACAGGGCAGGCACTACCACCGCAGAGGAAGACTTGCTTGGCCTGTTCTTCAATGTGCAGGGTTATCTGCACGAGACCCTGAAGGCGAAAAAGGAATGCTGATCTACGACCCACCATCAGGATGGCGCTACGGCTTCCCAAGGCCGTACCGGCCGCTACCCGGGGAGACATTGGCGCAGACCCTGCTGCGAGATGGTTACCCGCAGAAGGAAATCGACCAAGGAGGCGACAAACACGTTCGTTTCCTTGGCACCAAGGAAGAGCTGAAGGCGAAACAATGATCAAAGCATCTGAAGCGGCCGTTGAGGCCGAACTGCGAACCAAGGGGCTCAATGCCCCGAGACTCACCCCGCAGGATATCGACGCAACTATCGAGCATGAAGAATACTGCCGATTCGGCGAAACGGCTACCGTGTGCGCCCTCACGCTGCGTAACGGCTACGTTGTGATTGGTAAGAGCGCGGCAGCATCGCCGGAGAACTTCGACGCGGCGATTGGTCGCCGCATTGCCCGCGACGATGCCCGTAATCAAATCTGGGAGCTTGAGGGCTACCTCCTGCGCGAGCGGCTTAACGACCCATGGCCTGCCGAGTAGACCGAGACGCGCACGGCACTAGCTACCAAATACCAGCAGCAGAGACCATCAAGACCCCGGGGCGAACAACGCTTCCGGGGTCTCCGCTGTTGGACGTGTGGTGGGCTAGGCGTTTCAAGAGCCGCGCCGAAGAAACCCTTATCATCAAACAAGAGAACAATTCGGATCGCGCTGACGTGGTCGAGCTAACGCTTGGCCAAGTCTACGACCTGATTGCTGCTCTCAACAAGGCAGTAGAGAACACATGAGCAAGTTCAATTTCGAACACGAGACCCCTATCGACGGCAACGAAGTCTCTGAGCGCCTCAAGGGCATCCTCAAAGCCGCTGGCGTCAAAATGCTCATCACTGAAGCTCGCGTGTCGGCCATCTTCCCTGACGGCTCCGCCGCGCGCTACCAAGAACTCCACATGGACACCGAGCAGTAACAATGACCCCTGATGTGGAAGTAGTGCTACGCACCCTTCCTCGCAGGATCAAAGTTGGTGCCTACGATTGGCGCATCAAGGTCGATCCGGGTCCTAGTGAGGACTACGGAGAGACCAACTTCGACAAGGCCGAGATAACTATTTGGCCAGCTAACCATCAGTCTCCCGAGCGCCTAGTGGGTACCGTTATCCACGAGCTGCTGCATGTCATCTACGACATCGAGGAGATTGACGGCGCAGTCGGAGACCGAGAAGAGACCACCGTCTCAGGTTTCGAGACCGGCCTTGTCTCGCTGTTCCGCGACAATCCCAAGCTACTCAACTGGATCAAACGAGGACTGAAGAAATCACCATGAGCGACAACAACAACACTACATCTGTCAACTTCCGACTCGTGCCGTTCACCAGCGGCCTACTCATGCTCATCTATGCGTTCTTCTGGCCTGAAGGCTACGGGGCGTGGCTGGGCACCATCGTGCGGTGCTTCCGTGAAGCTGCGGGGCTCTGATGCCCAGCGAACTAAAGTTTCTCTGCGCATTCATCGCGGGGTTCATCGCCCTGTTCGTCGGCCTCTTCTTCCTCGTGAATTGGGGGAACGAGGTTAACTGCCGCGCCACCGCTGAGGTGATGGGGCTCCCTTATCACTACAGCGTCAACACGCCCTGCATGGTTCAGCTGGGGAGCCAGTGGTTCCCGCTGCACTCCATCCGCGTCAACTAGGGGCCCCAATGTCCGAGCCTGAAATCATCGTGGGCATGGGCTGCCTCACGCTCATCATCTGCTGTGTCTTGATGGTCTGGGAAAAATGATCGTCGCTGTCCTAGCTAACCACGTCCTCGACTTCTTGGGCGTGGTCTTCATCGTTTCCGCCGCTGTGAAAATCGCACGCGGCTATCCCCTCTCTCGCTGGTTCTTCTGAAGCCGCAAAGCGGCACGAAAGGAATACACTATGGGTCTGTTCTCGAAAATGTTCTCCGACGCTCGCTCAAAGATCAACAGCTATGTTGGCGACGACGCCTTCCTGAAGGGCGTTGCGTCAGCCGCAGCTAACGTGACCGCCGCTGATGGCGTGGTCGAAGACAGCGAAGTTGACGCTGCCATCAAGGGTATGCAGTCGAACGCTACCGTCTCGGCTTCGTTCAACTCGACGCAGATCAGCGATGCCTACGGGCTCGCCCTGATCCGAGCGAAGACCCGTGCGGGCCGCATGGAGAACAAGCGCAACATCGAGGCTCTCGTGGGCCGTGACGCCACCGTGCGGCAGGACGTGTTCCTGATTGCGGCTGACGTTGCCGATCAGGGTGGCATCGGTCCCGAGGAAGAGAAGGTGCTGCTGGACATCGGCGGCCTGCTGAACCTCGACGCCAAGAAGCTGCTGGGCTGATGCCGCTGCTCGCCTACTTGGTCACAGTGGCGATGCCGCTGATGGTCGTGCTGCTCCTCTACGTGTGGCGTAGCTAACTTATGCCCCGGTAAGCCTGCGCGTGGGCCCCGGGCGCCGGTTGGACGGCGAAACACTCTGATCCAACTGAGACCCTAGGCTCTGCCTGTACGGGGTCGCAGCGGGTGAAAGCCCCGCACCGCTCTCCTCCCCAAAGGTTGTTGACCTTCCCACGGCCCGTAGAAGTCGGGAGGGGGAGGGGAGCGGCTTATTCTCATTCAAAGGAAACATCATGGACACTATGTTCTGGGCCGCGCTTCTCGGCATCGTCTGGATTGACTTGTTGCTCTCCGGCGACAACGCGCTCGTTATCGCGATGGTCAGCCGCCAGCTGCCAGCTAATCAGCAGAAGTGGGGCATCATTGGGGGCACCATTGCGGCTATCGTCCTCCGGGTGGCCATGGCGTTCTGCGCTGCGTCCCTCCTTGGCGTACCTGGGCTCAGCCTCGTGGGCGGCGTCTTCCTGCTCTACGTGGCAGCTAAGCTCGTCATGGGCGAGGACGAAGCAGAGGGCGCTGTGAAGCCCGCTGTGAACCTGTGGGCGGCTATCGTCACCATTGCGGCTGCGGACGCCAGCATGAGCCTCGACAACGTCATGGCTATCGCTGCGCTGTCCAATGGCCAAATGCTGCTCATGGCCCTCGGCGTGCTCCTGTCGATCCCGCTGGTTATCGCTGGCGCCGCTATCATCTCCAAGATCATCGGTCGCTTCCCGGTCCTCGTGTGGGCCGGTGGTGCCCTGTTGGCTTGGGTTGCTGGGGGCATCATCGCGGCTGACCCGTGGGCCGTTACCTACGTTGACCACTACATGACAGCGACGGCCTGCGTGGTTGTCGTGCTGGTCGGTGGTTGGTTTGCCAAACAGGATGAAGCTGATGCTCGAATTGCCGGTTGATTGGAACGACCCGACGCCGACCCGCACCACACATGCTCCCTATGACGTACAGCGGACCCCACGAGGGTCCGTAGTCGTTTGTAGGTCCCATGTGGTCACCGACGAACTCAAGGACGGAGAGGCCCGCGCGCTGGCTATCGCCCTCAACATGGAATTTGAAACAAGGATGCTGAAACAATGAACGAACGCGAACACACACCCTACCACGAGCGGCGGCTTGAGCAGCAGATGCTGGACGCGCTTCTGCGCATTGAGGAGTTGCTCACAGCTTTCCTTGTGCTGCTCCCGGTACAGGAGCCTGCGAAGGAGCCCGAGGCCGAGAAGCCCAAGGGCAAGCGTAGGTGAAGCTACAGCAGTTCGACTGCTCCGAGCTGGTCGAGCAGCTAGCTGAAGTTATCGAGCAGTACATGGAGACGCACCCGGACTCCACGCATGACGAGGTCGCTGCGACTGTCAGCTACGTGCATGGGTGCATCTTCCGGCTAGCTAAAGACGCACCACCAGCTAACAAATTACATTGAGGGCCTATGGGATACTACGACCGTTTTGACTGGAAGAACAACATCGCGTTTGAAGACCTGAAGGGCCGAACGATCAAGGCTATCGAGCGCGGCGACGACGAACTGAAGTTTGCGATGGACAATGGCGATTTGTTCGTCATGTACCACCATCAGGACTGCTGCGAGAGCGTCTACATCGAGGACATCTGCGGAGACCTTGAAGACCTGATCGACACGCCGATCCTAGTGGCCGAAGAGCGCACGCAGGATGACACGGAGAGCGATGAGGCGCGCTACGGCGATGCCATGTGGACGTTCTATGAACTCCGCACCATCAAGGGCTCTGTGACCATCCGTTGGCACGGTAGCTCCAATGGCTACTACAGCATCAGCGTCAGCTTTGATAAGCTGAAGGCCGAAGAGCAGCGGCTCGCCGCGTAACGAAAAAACCCCCTAGGGTCCATTTCTGGATTCCTAGGGGGAATTTTTTAGTCAACGCTAGTGCTTAGCCTTTAGCTGCCATAGCGGCGGCAACCTGAGCCATAGTGTCCGCTACACCCGTTACACCCACAGCCACCGGAGCAACCGGCGCAGGGGCGACGGGGTCAGCTGCGGGCTGGGTAGGAGAGACAGGGGCCGGGGGCACACCGAGGGCCGCAGAGACCGCAGTGAGACCAGCGGCCTCCGCAGGAGTAGTGGCAGCGGCAACAAGCTGCGCCGTAAGGGCGTCAACGTCGGCCTGAGCCTGCACGAGTTCTGCCTTGGCAGCATCGCGCTCAGCGGCCACAGAGGCAACCGAGGAGGCGAGAGAGGCTACCTTGGTAACCGCGTCAGTGAGTTTAGAGAGGTCGAGAGGCAATTAGAAAAATCCTTGTTGAAATTGAGGACATACTGCGGGTATCCTAGGGCCATGCAGCAGGACGAAAAAATCTGGCACAAGTGCCGTTGTCCCATCATCCCTAAACGCACGGTGGACGGCGGCTGGACAACTTGGCTCGGACAAACATGGCGCCGACGCCAAGGAAGCGATTGGGAATATAGCCAAGACCCTCAGCCCTATGAGAAATGGGCCGAGGAGCAGTGGTAACTACGGTGTATAAACCTGCACCGTGCCTGTGCCGTCACCCGCAGTTGGCGTAAAGCCCAGATTGGCATAATTGAGCGTACCGCCTGTATAGGCTTCCGTCGCGTACTGAGCTGCGCCATTGAGGCCGTTAACAGCTTGGCACGCATCCAGCCACTTGGTTGCGAACGGCGCCGATTGGCCGCTCTGCCCGACTGCGAAACAGGCCGCCGTCGTGCCTCCGGAGGGCCCTCTGCTGTTGCTCGCAGTGACACCCAAGTCCCAACTCTGCGTCCCGTTAATGTCGTGAAGGACACGGTCGAGCGCGTCTAGGTGAATGCTCCCCACGCGGACGGTTCGGCACAGGTTGTGCGACGTAGAGCCGTTCACGGTAAGCGAACTCTTGGAGCCGGTCAGTCGGCTCTTGCACCCAATCTCTGCACGGTCGAAACTGTTGGCCTGAGTGACATTGTCGGACCCGTAAGGGGCGAAGGCGTCATCGCTAACACCCCGCGCCTGATCTTGGTAGTTGATGAGTTCACCGCCGCCGTTTTGGGCTACAAAGCCGCCTAGCGTGGTCGCATTGCCGTTGAACAGATAAGCGCAATTCCACGTGTAGCAGTTGACCTTGAAGCCACTCGCCCCGTTTGCGAGAAGCCGTAGGCCTTGGTTGCCCCCCCAAAACTTGATGTTCTTGAGGTATAGGGTGATGGTCGCGGTGGCGTTCGCTGACATCCCGGCATATGCGCCCGCGTCATAGAGATTTATCGCGGTTCCGGGAGCACTGTTATCAGCGCGACGTACATAAACCTTCTTGTTCGTAGTGTCGATGAAACAGGCGCCGCTAGCGCTGTACTTCGAAAAGCCGTTGCCGCTAGACGCCGTGTTAGCCACAGACCACGCCGCATTTATCTCAGCCCAAGGATTGTTTACGTCAGCGACAGACCAAACCGGATACATCCCGATGGGGAAACCTTCCGGGTCGGTGAACGACGGGTCCGGTACGATATTGCACGGGGCCGTCGTACCTAGATAGCTAGCAACGTAAATGTTCGGATCGGACGTGGCCGCGAACGTAACCGCTGCTCTGTCGTGGATATTCCTGATCGTGCCCACACCATCGGACGGCTCAATGATGATGTTGCAGGTAGGTGCGTTGCTGGTGACGAATAGGACATGCCAGCAATCTGGAATGTTAGCTTGGTTGAGGCTCGCTTGACCTGTGCGGGTCTGAGTATTGGAGAGCTTATAGTCGCCGGGCGCTACAGACACCAACACCGTTCCGCCGAGCGCATTCGCCATACTGATACCAAGCGAGATAGACCGCACAGCCGTAGCTGGTGTTGCTCCGCTGTTGTTATTGTTGCCCGTGTTCACGTCCACGTAAACGGTCGCAGTCGGCGTAGGCCGTTTGTTCAGCGGATTGTAATCCGTAGTGAACGTAGATGCTGCGCCAGAGCCGATGCGGTAGATATTGAACGGAGGCGAGTAGGTGAACCCTGCGGGACGCGCCAGCAGGGTCTGTGCGGTTCCACCAAGGACACGGCGCCTGTTCTTGCCAATCGACGGCACCCCGGGAACGTAGATGTTCGTCGGTGCCATTAGAAGTTCTCGACGACCGCGACCACCTGAGTGCCTGAGGCAACAATGCCATACACAACATCCGTGGTCTCAATGGCAACACTCGCGCCGACGACACCCGGGAGCAGAAGGCCGTTCGAAACGGTCACGCCGGCGTTGCCAAGGTAGACCGGCGTGGTGCCGGTGTTCTCAATAACAACAGTGTCACGGCCGGGGCGCTGAGTAATGATAAGGGTAGCAGTGGCGCCAACAGTCGCCTGTGAGGTAGCGAAGTTAGCGTTGAGGTTCTTAGTCACTTACTTGGGGTCTCTCTTGATCCATTTGAAATAGATTTGCGTCCCAACCCAGACGATTGACACGAACAGAAATAGCGTCTGTAGGAACGGATTAATGAGCGGCAGCGCTAGGAAATACTGAGCGAAGCCGACGCCTGCCGTGGCGTTGGTTGCGTGGTCTACCATTAGATTGTCTTTGCGCATGTTGGCGCCTCTTCCAAGTAGCACGCTGCGGCTCTAAGGATAGCTGGCGTAGTATTGGAGTGGACGGTGTGGTTACAGGGTTGGCATAAGATGCCACGCACCTTGCCTGTCGAATGATCGTGATCGGTGTGCCACCCGCACTTAGAGCCGGGGTCTGTAGCGCTGCAAATCTTGCAGGCTTGACCTTGGGCGGCGAACATTGCTTCCCACTGTTCCAATGTGAGGCTGTACCGCTTCAGATTGTACCCGCGCACCTTTTCAGGATTAGCTCGCCGCCACGCTCTGTCTTTGGCCCGCCTCTTCTCGGGATTTGCTGCCCTCAGCGCGCGCGCGCGTTCGTTGATCTTCTCTTTGTTGGCGGCGCGGTATTCGCGCTGATACTCTACACTCGTTTTGCCCATGCGTTCGCCACGGTGGCGACCACAGTTGAAGCGCCAGTAAGAGTAAATACAGATTTGACTATGAGGTCGGCGTAGGCCAACTCTTCGGCGGGGACCTTAAGGACGGTCCAGCCTAGTGCAGGGAACGTAGACACAAAGAAGATGGCCGCGTGATAGCCCAATACGGGGATGACCCCGAGGCCCCATGCTACCCAAAATACTTTATGAGAATGCATGGAGATGGCGAGGTCCCTCTGCGCGTTCTGCCTCGCTACTTCAGCTTGGATAACCGCCACATCAATGGTAGCCGCGTTAGCGTTCTGAGCTACAGCGGTGTCCTGTCTTTTCTGTAGGTACGCGAGGAGGCCACTAAGTAAGCCCGGTAGCCCTGTTAGCAGGCTGAAGAGCCACGTCATTCCGTGGTCTCCTTTCGTGCCTGATAGGCAGACAGGAGGACCGCGAGCGTGCGGAAGATCACCTTAGCTAGACCAACCGTAGCTACGATGGCCGGGGCGTACTTGCCGAGGTAGGGGACCGCTGACAAGTCAATGGCCCCGAGTTGGTCGCAAGCCTCAGCAAGTCCGCTGAAGACAATAAGCAGGGCGCCCGCCTGAAGGAGCTTCGAACTCTTCAGGGCGTCCCAGATTACATGGAGGTGCATTGTTATCGCCTGAACAGCCGCAGGATGGCGTTGAGGATGGCGAGGAGCGTGTTGAGCAGCGAGGGCTTCACAGGGGCAGCCGGAGCAGCCGGGGGCGCTGCGGGGGCCTGTGCGGGCGGTGTGCCCATAACGAAATACTTGGACACGTCTAGCTGATAGCCTTTGCTGTAGACCGGTTTGTGCGAAGCGCTCACGGGGAAGACAAGCACCTTGCCGCTGGACGAGTAGACGCCAGCCTGAAACAGCCGCTTCTCTTTGTTGCGGCGCTCCGTGATTTCGACAGGCTTGTGGTAGAGGTCGAACGCTTCGCCAATCTGGGCGACAGCGCGCCCGCGACAAAGGTTAGCTAGGTTCTGCGGGCCCACGTTGTAGCAGAAGGACACGAGTGCATCGAACTGCGCTTGAGTTAGCGCGAGCCCGAGCTTCTGCACCGGAGCCACGTAGGCAGCGATGCGCGCCTTGAACATGGAGATGGCTTGGTCGATGGTGATGGTCCCCATGGTCTGAGGATCGACGCCATCGTGCTTCGTGATGCCGACGCCGATTGTCCAAACGCCAACGGAGTCAAGGTAAGGGGAAAGGCAAACGCCTTCGTGGCTCATGATTTCAATGAGCCCTTTGGTAGAGATGTTCATATTATCCGTTGATTAGTTTCATGGTGCTAGGCGCAGCTAAGGCGCGCTCGTTGGCTACGACCATGTCGTTGCGGAAGCTCTCGACAGCGGCGCCCGTCTGGCGCTGCATCTGAGCGTTCTCGATCAACAGCATGGGGAGCAGCGCGACTGCACAGCGCCAATCGTCAATCATCTCTTCGGACTGAGGGTTCTTTCCGACTACGCGGGTCCACCATGGGCACTTGTGGCACACGGTTGACGTGTCGGCCTTGTGCAGCGGGCAGATGGTGCCCTCGTCAGCGTGGGGAATTTTCATTGCGTCAGTTCTTGCTGGCTAGGATCAGGTCGATGTACTGGATTGCCATAATGATGGTGTGGTTGTGCGCCGCGCCGCTACCTACACTGGACGTTCCAATGGTGCCTGTCTGACCGGAGCC